GATTGTCTCAATCGGGGATGAGTCGCCTACTCCCCAAGAAGATCAGAACCGCGCTCCTGATTGGGTTCGTGAACTGAGAAAGCAACACCGGGAACTGCAAAAGCGTAACCGTGAACTTGAAGCAAAACTGACCGCTCCGCAGCCTGAGAAGGTGCCGCTGGGCAAGAAGCCAACGCTTGAGGATCATGACTACGATGCGGAAAAGTTTGAGTCAGCCCTTGAAAGCTGGTACGAACGCAAGCGCAAGCAAGACGAACTGGATCAACAGGCTAGGGCTGCTGAGGAACAACAGCAGAAAACCTGGCAGGCTAAGTTGGACTCCTACGGTAAGGCCAAGTCCGAACTGAAGGTGAAAGACTTCGATGATGCTGAAGATGTCACTCAGCAAGCATTGGATGTCACCCAGCAAGGCATCGTCCTGCAAGGCGCTGATAACCCCGCCCTGGTGGTATATGCACTCGGCAAGAACCCCAAGAAAGCGGCTGAACTTGGCTCGATCAAAGACCCGGTGAAATTTGCTTTTGCGGTGGCGAAACTCGAAAAGGACTTGAAAGTGACTCCTCGCAAAGCCGTACCTCCTCCCGAAAAAACCGTCAGCGGTAACGCTCGGGTTTCTGGCGGGGCAATTGATTCATCTCTCGACCGGCTGCGACTGGAAGCGGAAAAGACTGGCGACTACACCAAGGTCATCCGCTACAAGGCGCAGCAACGTGCCAAACAATCTGAAAGGAACTGATCATGGCAAACGCATTTAACAAAGAGGAGCGCGTTGCGTTCGAGAACATTCTCGAAGGCTTCCAAGACGCTCTGGTGCTGTCGCGCAACGTTGCGATCTACAACACCGACCAGACGATGATGGAGCGCACCAACAACGTCATCTGGCGTCCGCAGCCCTACATCGCCGAGTCGATCACTGCCGCTCCCGGCACTGACATCTCGTCGTCCTACAAGGACATGACCCAGTTGGCGGTTCCGGCCACCATCGGCTTCTCGAAGTCGGTGCCTTGGACCCTGAACGCCCTCGAACTGCGCGACGCGCTGCAAGAGGGTCGTCTTGGTGATGCCGCCAAGCAGAAACTTGCTTCGGACATCAACATCGCCATCATGAACGTCGCTGCGAACCAGGGCACTCTGGTGGTCAAGCGTACCGCTGCTGCCTCGGGTTTTGATGATGTCGCCCAGTGCGACGCCATCATGAACGAGCAGGGTGTGCCGTCTTATGACCGCTATCTGGCTCTGTCCACCCGCGACTACAATGGCATGGCCTCGAACCTGCAAGGTCTGTCGCGTTCGTTCGGCAATCGCAAGTCGGATTCGGCTTACGAGCGTGCCTACGTCGGTATGGTTGCTTCGTTCGACACCTTCAAGTTGGACTACGCCAACCGCAAGGCTGCTGCTCTCGGCTCGGGCATCACCATCGACACCCGCACTGCGGCCAACAACTACTACCAGCCGAAAGCGACCAGCACCTCGGTCGGTGGTCAGATCAACGTTGACAACCGCTATCAGACCGTGACCGTCTCCAGCACCACCAACGTGGCCGCTGGCGATTGCTTCACGATCTCTGGCGTCAACGCCTGCCACCACATCACCAAGGGCGATACCGGCCAACTGAAAACCTTCCGGGTGATCAGTGTGACCAATGCCACCACGATGGTGATCTCGCCCCCGATCATCTCCGATCAGGGCGCGACCGACGCCGAGGCGCAGTACCAGAACGTGATCGTGACGGCTTCTGCAACCGCCAATATCGTGTTCCTGAACACTGTTGCTGGCTACCTCAACCCGTTCTGGCAGAAAGACTCGCTTGAGATCCTGCCTGGTCGGTATGCGGTGCCTGCCGACGCTGGTGTGGCTGTGATGCGTGCTGCAACCGATCAGGGCGTCGAACTGGTCATGCAGAAGTTTTACGACATCAACACGATGAAAACGAAGTATCGTCTTGATACGCTGTTCGGTGTTGTGAACAAGCAGCCGGAAATGTCGGGTGTGATGCTGTTCTCGCAGACCTAATCTGTTCTGATGTAGCACCGGGGCTAGGGGAAACTCTAGCCCCACTCACAGGAGCATGAGATGCCGTTGACCAAAGGCTATTCACAGAAGTCCATCTCCAGCAACATCAGCAAAGAGATGAAAAAGGGTATGCCGCAAAAGCAAGCGATTGCGGTGGCGCTGAGTACGGCCCGCACTGCGGCCATGAAGGCTGGCAAACCCGGCAAGGCTCCCAAGAAGAAATGAAGTCAGGTCTGTACAGCAACATTCACGAGAAACGCGAGCGCATCAAGGCCGGTTCTGGCGAGAAGATGCGTAAGCCGGGCTCACCTGGTGCGCCCACTGCCAAAGCGTTCAAGCAATCCGCAAAGACGGCCAAGAAGAAATGATCGAATTTCCCACTCTCGTCTACCGGTGCCCAGGCCCACATTTTGGGCCTCGCGGCTCGACGTACAATTACGTTGGCGTCAACAACGAGGACGAACTGGTGCTGCGAGTGGCCGAGGGCTGGTGCGTGACGTTGGACGAGGCGGTGGATGGCAAGAAGCCTGCTGTTCCGGCAGATGATGCGCCACCAACGCGCCTTGAGATGGAAGAAAAGGCGCGAGAACTGCAAATCAAGTTTGACGGCAGGACAACTGACCGTAAACTGTCGGCATTGATCGAGACTGCTCTCAGGAACCAACGATGAGCTATAGCAAACGACAGTTCGTTGAGGCAGCGCTCGAAGAAATCGGGCTGGCCTCCTATGTGTTCGACCTCCAGCCGCAGCAGGTTCAGTCGGCTGTGCGACGGCTCGACACGATGATGGCCGAGTGGAACGCCAAAGGCATCCGTCTGGCTTACCCGCTCCCAGGTAGCCCGCAAGACACTGATCTTGACGAGATCACCAGCGTGCCTGATAGCGCCAACGAGGCGATCATCACCAATCTCGGTCTGCGGCTGGCCCCGAGCTACGGCAAACAGGTGTCCAGTAACACTCTCGTGTCTGCCAAGAACGCCTACAATACGCTGCTGGCTCGCGCTACGATGCCGCCGCAGCAACAACTGCCTGGCTCGATGCCTGCTGGCGCTGGCAACAAGCCGTGGCGCACCTACGATGACCCGTTCCTGCGACCGCCGTATGATCCGGTGGATGCCGGTCCCGATGGCGTTCTGGAGTACAACTGATGCCTACGATTAATCAACTGCCGACGCTTTCGACTGTTTCGTCTGGCGACCAACTGCCGGTCTACAACAGCGGTAATGGTGACGCTCGCAAGATGTCGATTGGCTCGCTGCTGACGTTCTTTCAGCAGACCTTTGCCTCGCCCACGATGTCGGTGCAGTACGCGACGCCGGGCACGGGCTTCAACGTCACGGTAGCGACTAACAGTACGCAGGCATGGCTGCTGTTGCAGCCTGCTGGCACGCTTGCCACTGGCACTGTGACTCTGCCGCTCAACACCAGCATCCTAGATGGTCAGGAGGTGCTGGTGACAACGACTCAGCAGATTACCTCGTTCACGCTGGGCCTCAATGGCGCTGCTGCTGCGTTTGGCGACCCCACGACGCTGGCCGCTGAGGACTTCTTCCGTATGCGGTACTACTCCGCGACTAACTCCTGGTACAGGATCGCATAATGGCTATTCAAGCACCGTTTCAGGCACAACGAGGTGCCAATCAGGTCGTCACTCCTGGCGCTGCTTCGGCGTCTGTGACCGTCTCCGTATTCCCCAAGTCGATTCGACTGGTGAACAGTGGCGCGAACATCTGCCACGTTCGCATTGGTGAAGGCGCTCAGACGGCCACGACCGCCGATACGCCTGTGCTGCCCAACAGCGAACTGATCCTGCATCGTCAGGAAGGCGAGACGACCGTGGCGTACATCTCCGCGTCGGGCACTACTCTGCACATCCAGACGGGTGAGGGCGGCATCTGATGGCTAAAACGCCTGCCTGGCAGCGTAAGGAAGGCCAGTCGCCGACTGGAGGACTTAACGCTAAAGGGCGAGCGTCTGCCAAAGCTCAGGGCATGAATCTGAAGGCTCCTGTTAAGTCAGGAGACAACCCAAGACGCGCTAGTTTTCTGGCTCGCATGGGCAACATGCCGGGGCCGGAGTACAAAGACGGCGAGCCTACTAGGCTGCTCTTGTCGTTAAAAGCGTGGGGAGCGTCAAGTAAAGCCGACGCAAAATCTAAAGCGAAGGCTATTTCTGCGCGAAACAAAGCGAAGAAGTAACTCATGCAAATCCCCATCGTCAGCGGCATCTACACGGACCAAGGCCCGGACCTTCGCAGCAGCTACCCGGTGAACATGATGCCTGTGCCTAAGACGCAGGGTATCAGCACAGGATACCTGCGTCCCGCTGACGGGCTTGTCGAGATCCTGACAGGGCCTGGCGTTGATCGCGGTGGCATCCTGTGGGATGGCGTGATGTATCGCGTCATGGGCAGTAAATTGGTCAGCATCTCCGACACCAACGTGCTAACCATTCTGGGTGATGTCGGAGGATCGACAGGGCTGGTCGTGATGGATTACTCCTTCACGCACCTCGGCATCGTGTCCAACGGCGACATCTACTTCTGGGACGGCACGACGCTGACCATCGGGAACTATCCGGCTGTGACCATCGGGTACATCATCGACTTCTGCTTCATCGACGGTCGCTTCATGATCACCGATGGCGAGCGTCTGTTCTGCACCGACATTGGCGATCCGTTCACCATCGGCGCGTTTGCCTTCGATGAGCCGGTGGCCGACCCCGATCCGGTGGTTGCCATCATCAGGCTCAGGAACGAGGTCTATGCGCTCAACCAGTACACCGTCGAGGTCTACGAGAGCATCACGACTAACGTGCCGTTCCCGTTCCAGTTGATCGACGGGGCACAGATCCAGAAGGGTGCCATCGGCACTCAGGCTTGCTGTGTGTTCATGGAGGCGCTGGCGTTCATGGGTGGCGGTCGCAACGAAGCGCCCGGCATCTACATCGGCACCAACGCACTAGCCAACAAGATCAGCACGCAAGAGGTTGATGAGATCCTTGCAACCTACACAAGCGATCAGTTAGCGCTGGTCAAACTGGAGGCGCGAAACCTCAAGGCCCAGCAGTTGCTCTACGTCCATCTGCCTGATCGCACCCTCGTCTACGACGCCGCATCGAGTCAGGCCATCCAGCAGCAGGTCTGGTCCGAGTTGACCAGCAGCATTGATGGCTATGCTCAGTATCGCGCTCGCAACTTCGTCTGGGCATACGACAAGTGGATGGTAGGCGACACGGCCAGCAGCAAGATGGGCTATTGCGTTGACAACATCTCGACGCACTGGGGCGACACCGTGCGCTGGGAGTTCGGCACCACCATCGTCTACAACGAAGGCAAGGGCGCTCTATTCCATCAACTCGAACTGGTGGCGCTGACGGGCCGCGTGGCGCTCGGCACGAATCCGTGGATCAGCACTTCGTACTCATACGACGGTCAGGCGTGGAGCCAGGATCGTGCGATCCAAGTGGGCACGACTGGGCAGACACAAAAGCGCCTTGTGTGGTTCCAGCAGGGAAACATGAGGAACTGGCGCATCCAGCGGTTCAAGGGTGACAGCCAAGCGCATCTGTCGTTCGTGCGGCTGGAGGCTCAGATTGAGGGGCTGAATTACTGATGGCCTCAAGCAAACTCAACCTGACACGCGATGAACTCGCGTCCTTTCTGAAGAATCACCATCAGATTCGTCAGTTTGAGCGGCTGTTCGCCGATGTCGAACAACTTGAGCCTACGACCCTTGATGATCTGGCCTTGGCTGGCGATAACGCATCGCAGAAGGCCGTCCAAGCACTGGACACCCTTGTGGCGCAGAAGCAGGCGCTTGAGGTCACAGTGGCGGCTCTTGAGGCCAAGGTTAACCAAGCCGTCGGCGCATTGAGCGCGATCAGTCAGGACTTGTCGCTCCTGATGCAAGCCCCGCCGCCTAGAGAGTTCAAGCGATCCCGCTACGGGTCGTTTTACGACACAACGACGCAGACGGCAGCGGCTATCAACACGGCCACAGCTATCACGTTCAATACGACTGACCTAAGTCACGGCGTTCGTATTGGGACGACGACATCCCATGTGATCGTGGATACGCCTGGGATTTATAATTTTCAGACATCTATCCAGTTGGATAGCACCGTATCAACAGCTCAAGAGTTTTACCTGTGGTTTCGGTTGAACGGGGTTGACATAACAAATTCAGCGTCACAGGTCAGAATTCAGGGCAACAACGCCGAGATTTTTGTTGCTTTGAATTTCTTTTTTGACCTGAAGGACAACGATTACGTTGAACTGATGTATTCCGTCAGTAGCACTGCGGTGCAATTGCTGGCCTCTAGCGCTGTGGCACCTCATCCTGGCATCCCGTCTGTCATTCTGACGGTCGCAAACAATATTCAAGGGGTTCAATAATGGCAGTCGTTGCGAAAGTTCTTGTTCCTCCGTTGCAACTGGCCACTGCTCAGACGACGCAGTACACCGCGACGAACGTGAAGGCAATCATCGACAAGGCGACGATTACTAACACGGGCGCATCGAACGCCTCGTTCAACGTGAACGTGGTGACTTCTGGCGGCTCGGCCAACAATGCCAACCTGGTGATTGACACCAAGACCGTCGTTCCAAACGAGACGTATCTGTGTCCTGAGTTGGTCGGTCAGGTGCTCGATGGGGGAGACTTTATCAGTACGTCGGCGAGTGCGGCCACTACGCTGACCTTTCGGGTTTCTGGCCGAGAGATTGCGTGACGCAGTTTGCTGTGGCATAGTGCGGACACTGAGCGCCGGGGCTTTCCAGTGGCCCAAACTCGTCCTTTTCGGATAGTCCCGTGAGCGATTGTGAATACTGGCTGCGCCAGAATTTCCAACAGGTGTTCGATCTTCCTGCACCAGCCGTTGACTGGCTGTTGATGCTGTGGAACGCCATTCAGGTTTTCGATGATGTGGCTGATGGCGATGCCGTCAAGCCTGCCGACCTGAACGCTGCGATCTGGCAAACGCTGGTCGCTATGCCAGCAAACTCCTTTTTCATGCAGCACTCGGC